CTAGCCGGTTCTGGAGAAGTAGTCCAAGTAACTGTCGAACTGCGGTTCTGTGAGCCACGGCGGCAACTGCGGGGCGATGACGAACATCGCTTGTGAGATTCCTAGTAGCGCCCACTCGTTGTCGAGTATTTCCAGCTCGCCCGTGGCGGTCTTCCAGTTGATCTGATAGGAGTAGTTCCCGTCAGTTTCCCCGGTGTACGCGTTAGGGTTTCGGACCAGACGTACGACGGCGTTCGCCTCAATCATCTTGACAATCTCGACGTCGATTGTCTCCGCGACGATCTGCGCGTCTAGGTCAGGGATGCGTGCTTTGATCAGCCGTTCAGCATCCGCGAGGCGGGTGGCGACCATCGTTGATTCCGAGGCGTCCAACGAACGGCCAAGACGCCCCGACACATCGGAGGGTTCGGCGTAGGTGGGCATCAGAGATGCCCTCCGGAGAACTCATCTTTGATGTGTTCGTTGGTCATCGTGTCAGCATCCTTCGGAACCATTCGGCAGCCGACAATCCAGCGGCATTCATGATCGGCGTCAACCGGTCGGCGCGGTCTAGCGACTGGCTCAGAGCTGCCATATAATCGTGTAAACCGTTGGGGTATAACCAGTTGTCGAACGAGCTTAGTTCGTCTGGCAGCGTGGCAGCAGAGGGCCTATTGGCCTGGTGTCTGCGGGTCTTAGTTAGTTTCATCGTCCTCTTCGGGTTCTGCGAAGTTGAGTCGGGACAGCTGGCGGGCAAGGGCTTCCCGCGCGTTCTCCGCTTGGGCTACAAGGGGGTGAATGACCACCTGGCCCGTAGATCCTTTGACGGTCATCGGCTGGCCGGTCATCCCTTTGTCCAACTTGTCGATTAGGTCTGCCGTAGCGCATGCGTCGTAAAGGATTCGGCGCTTGTGGGGCGCTGCCGATAGGTCATAGATCTGTGTTATCTCTGTCCAGAGCTTTTTGCCCTGGTAGTCCAGCCCCTTAGGCATTCGGACTTTCGGGGTTGTCATTTAGATGTACTTTCCACCGCTAGTTTTCGGGACTCAACCGCCCCTGAGCAGCGGATTTGTTGAAAAATTAGGTAATTGAACTTTCGCACGATGTCGATGCCGCATAACGTTCCGATCGGGGTGACCGGGGGAAGGGGTGCACCCCCTGGGTTTGCCAGATCCGTTGTGTCACTGCGCTGTTCGATGTACACTGAGTGACATGTCCACCACCGCAGTCAGATTCACACTCACTACGTTGTCCACCCTCGCTGTGGCCCTGGCCGTGCATGCAGCGCCTACCACTACGCACCCTGTGTCCCATGCCCTGCCACCGCTGCCGGTGTGTGAGCAGGAGGATGGTAATACCGATGGTGCACCGTGCAACTGGACAGATCCCGATACAGGTGCCGTGTATTACGTGGATTCATCCAACTACCGATAACCCACCTATCCACCAAAGCCCCGGCCCTCATAAGTCGGGGCTTCCCTATGTCCGTCACGACACATCGCAGATCTGCCGCCACTGCTCTCGGGTGATACCCCGTTCACGCTCTGCGAACTGAGATACCTTACGTTCCAACTGGTCTAGCTCAGTCAGCTTGTCGCTCAGCTCGACTGCGGTAACCCAGAGTTCCGATACGTACTTGTGTTCGCCCCTAAAGGCTGCGCAGATCCTCTGTACCCGGATAGTCCGGTAGTCAACGTTCCGGCATAGTGCCGAGCAGTATTGACGCTCGGTGTCCGTGCCATCAGGCTTAGGGGTTCTGGCTCTGCGCCTACATCCCTCACGGCTGCATACGTTTATGATTCCACCTCTCTGAAGACGGAAAGGGGCCGGTATGACCCGGCCCCCAACCACCTATCCGCTCTTGCCGACGACACCTAGTGCCTGCTTGTTCAGCTGGTTGTTCTTGACGGCGATCGTGTCGTCCACGTTGGACGTGTAGAAGTTCTGCGTGAGCGCCTTGCCCGCGAAATCCATACCGAACTTCAAACCCTGTTCTCCGAGCTGGGAGATAAAGCCCTTACCGCCAATGCCCAAGTCGGACATGAGTTGATCGGCGTTGGCCCCGGCGAACGCGAACCCGGCGTCGATACCACGTTGTGCGTAGTCACTCATGTCAAGCCCGTCTTTGATGCCCTGACTGATGCCCTTGACGGTCTTCTCGATCTCGCCTTGCTTTGACTTCAGTCCGTTGATAAGGCCATCCCCGATGAATCCACCGATGGCAGCCATAACCGTTGACGGCGAATGGATTCCGAGAAAGCTGGTAACGGCGTTCTTCACCGCACCGGCAAGCTCTTTCGCTTTGGCGACGGCAGAGTCGATCATCCCGGAGATACCGTTGATCAGACCTTGAACGACGTTCCGGCCAGCATCTACAAGCCAGTTGATTGCATCAGAGAAGAACGATTGAATCTTCCCCGGCACGAACCTACCTCGGTCAGGATCGCGGAACCAGCATTCGCGATGCTGTCGTTAACCCGGTAGAAGCCAGAGACGATTCCATCCCAAGCACCCGAAAATACTGACAGAATCCGGGACCCCATGTCTGAGAAGAACGTCACCATCCCGCTCGTGATATCCCCCCACGGGATAGACGTGAATAGCTCGGAGATCTTGCTTCCGAGCCACGCGGGGTCCAACGCTTGCAGGAAGCCGTTCTTGAACCCGTCCCATGCCTTCTGGCCCGCAGACCCGCCGTCGGGGGCGTTTGCATCCGGGGCCTTGTAGTTTCGACCGGTCTTGTTCTGGCCCGTCAGGTCGGACAGCATTCCCGCCCCTTGGATAAGGGGCGCAACGGTATTCGCCAACTGCTCTATCCGCGTGAACGTCTTGTCTAGGACCGGCCACAGACCGTCGATAGCCGTCTTCAAATCGTTGATGAAGTTGATGACCTTGTCGGTATTTTCTGGTTTGGAGATCCACTCCAACCCCTTGATAAACAGGTCACCTGTTGTGGAGCCAAGTTTCGATAGGGTTTCGCCTAAACTCGACATCGCGCGGTCGAACTGCGAAGTGCCAGAAGCATCGACCGTAGTAATCTTGTCGACCCAGGTAAGCACCTTGCTAGCCCAGTTGTTGAACGACTGAGCCATTCCGGGGAGCTTCTTGGAGAACTCGGTGCTTAGCGTCAGCATCGCGGCGGTGAAGTCCCGAATACCAGGACCCGCTTGACCCAGAGCGTCACCGATGTTCTTGAACATCGTTTTGATCTGATCTAGGCCCTTAGCCGACGTGAGCGCGCTGACAAAGCCGTCTGTCATACCGACGAGGCCCTGGGCGATAGCGCCAAATCCCTCTTGAAGCGCTGGAATTATCGCCAACAGCTTTGTAAAGACTGGGGTTAGGCCCGTCTCAAAAACCTTGGAGACAGAGTCTTGTATCTTCGCCAACTGTTCGCCGGGCTTGAGCTTGCCCTTTTTGTCGAGGACAGCCCAGCCCGTGTTGACCAGGGCTTGTTTGATGCCTTCCATACCCATCAACACCGCACCGAGCGGGGCGACAATCGCGCTCAGGATGCCCGGAAGTGCCACCAGCGCACCGGACATGAGTCCGATCGCGGGAACAGCCAGTGACGCGGCGGCGGCGATAGCGACTATCGAGACACCGAACGGACGCGCGGTGGCGATCGACTGACCCATCGACTGGGTCATCTCCGATATGGAAGCGCCGAGTGTGCTGAATATCCCGCCCCGGCCACCCGACTTTTGAAGCGCCAGCATCTCAGCTCGCGCACGCGCGGTGTCCGCGTGTACCTGGATATGGGCGTCCATACCCTTGGTAGCGGCGTTTACCTTCTGCCGGAAACCCTTTAGGTCCGGGTCGATGTCTACCTTGGCTTCAAGGCCCTTGGTTATCGCTTCTAGTTGGCGCTTGAGAGAACGACGGAATCCGTCTGTGTCGGGGACTACCCTTACGGATATCCTGCCGACTTCTCTAGAGGCAGCTGCCATGTTTCACCTCCTTTGGGGGTGAGGGGTGTTCCCTCGGGGAACTGGCGGCGGGCAACCAGTCCCCTTCGGGAAGTCGAATTAGGCAGCGTCGTAAAGACGTACGACCGAAGCCGGGTGAAGGAACCCGAACCCCACACGGGCAACACCACGGATGTACGCGGAGTCAGAAGAGAACCCGGCATCGCGGCTTAGAGCCACCTCGGTTCCCTTACGAATCACGGTCACAACACGCTGCTTGGGGATACCCCATGCAAATGTCGCGGCGTCCACATGCGGGCTCAGCAGAACCGGCAGTCCTGCAATCAGAATGCCGTCATCGACAAACGACAACAGCGCCTCGTTAGACCCAGATGTCAACTTCTTGAGCTTGGTGAGAGTGTTGGCGGTATCCGGGTGCATAACCCACGAAGTCAGCTGTGCGCCAACCGCATTTGCCTTGAACCGCGCATCGATAAACGGGTCCAGATTGGTAAGCGAGGCCCCGGTATCGACCGTTGAGTAGGCGATAGACAACAGACCGTTGTTGGCCTTGGCCGTGGTGTTAGCAAGCCACGCAATATCGATCTTCTGGGCGATGTCATCAGAGATGCCAGCGCCGATCGCTTCCGAGATAGCCGGGTGGGTGTCGTCTGCGGCCTCGTTGGAAACGCGGGACAGGGCAGCCACCTTGTCAGGGGTGATGATTACTTCGTTGGTCGCACCATCGGTAAGGGCGATCTCTTCCAATTCGTCATACCAACCAGCGGTTGGGTTTCCGGTCCACAAGGGGAAGTGCATCTTGACTCGGTCGGTCGAGACCGGGCGGCTGGCTCGGAAAGCTACCGACTTCGCCTGAACGGTGGTATCGAGCAGATCCCCGTATGACGGTGGAGTCCAAGTGTCGGCTATGTTCGAATGCTGTAGTGCCATTTGGTTTTAACCTTTCGGTAGGAATGAGAAAACCCCCCGGCCACTGACCAGGGGTTGTATGAATGCCTCACAGAGGCGAGAGCCGGTTATGCCACGGACATACCAGCCAAGTTTGTTAGCGACCCAGACCGAACAACCCGTCCCAACTCGGGGTGTGCTGGGTGGTTCCGCTTAGGCCCTGCGATGGGTCGTGAGCCGGTTGGTACGTAGCCAAGCCAGGGCGGGCCTGTACGACTTCGCGGGCGGCGGCTTCTACCGCCGACTTGTCGACCCAACCCCCGGGGGCCAGGAAGTCGGACAGCGGCTTGCCCGATAGCGCGATGTCTGACGGGACGGCCAGTATTTCCCCGGCGAGCCTGTGCAATTCGCGCGTCTGGAGCTGGACCAACCGCAACTCGGCTGCGGCCAGCTGCTCCCGAGCTTCGTTCCGCTCGACGCGATACCGAGCCTCGCGATTTTGAGGGGCCTCTAGCGGTTCAGGGGTACCCGACGTACCCGGTTGCTCCGAAAGTGGCTCAGAATTCGTATCAGAGGGCAATACGGGTGTTTCAGACAAGTTGGTCTCCTGTGTTGGTGCTCTTGTTACGGGCATCGAACAGCGCGCGGCGTAGGTCGGAATCGACTGGGACGCCCAAGCGGGTTGCGACCCGTTGGCGTTTGTCGGGGTCTTCGAACCACGGGACGCCGCCCTTCTCCCGGACGGCGGCGAAATAGCGTTCCTGGTTCTCGGCCATGGTGTCGTAGTCGGTGCGTGTCATAGGTCCATCTCTCTTGGTTGTGTGGGCATGGAAAAGGCCCCCGGTGGTTGGCGGGGGCCTGGCTTGGTTAACTTTGGGTGTTTTTGCACGTCAGAAGTGCTATCGCGCAGCGGAACCGCTAAAAGTGCAGGTCAGGCAGTGTAGTTAACGCGATCATCGGTGAACTGTGTAAAAGGTCTGCCAAAACTGCTGCAACTGCTGCGAAATCCATCTACCAGCGGAAATTCCGGTTCAAAACTGCTGCGAAACTGCTGCTAAAAGTGCTGCTAAACTGCTGCTGAGGGTACCCTTACTGCATACCCCCAGCAAACTCGAAACCGCGAGTGCCACGCTGACGACCTACCCCGGTCTTCTCGGGTACACCGGCTGCACGTAGCTGTTCGTACAACCCACGTGATGTAGGCAGACTCCGAATCCCTTGGGATTCAGCCCATATCTTGAAATCGCAATACGCCTCTGTTCGGGGCATCCACCCTGACGGGGCGCGGTCCTCGTCGGCCAACCACGCACGCACGGGGTCAACGGACTCCGCTAGCCGCTGGAGCCCGGACCCGGCTTTGGTCACGGTGCCAGCGTTCATACGGGCGCGGGTAATCAGGAAACCGGCAATCGACGGCAGCTCTGCCATTATCCGATCTTCAAGGGTCAGATCTGGTTTGGTGATGACGTTGTTGAATTCAACGACATCCCAACGGCGAAGGAACCCGTATGTTGTGTCACTCGATCGGGGTATAGAGTTCACCGAAAACCACTGTGATGCCCAAACTTTGGCGTAGAACGGGTCCATGTACTTGCGTTCCATAGCCAAGGCGTCGCCGCCCGTGGTCTTCTTGAACACCGACGTGTCCGAGATGTACCTAGACGACATGTCCGCGTCGTAGTTGAAGGCGCGCCCGAACAATTGGAATGCGGCAAAACGGTTTTCGGCCATGTCCCGCACCGATACCGCAGACCGATCGCAGCGTCGAAACAGGTTCTCCATCACACGGATCAAGGTGCCTTTACCGTTGGCCCCGGAACCGACCAACAACGTGGCATGTTGACGCTCGTTTCCAGGTACCAGTGCGTACGCCATCAGATCTAGTACGTAGTTCTCAATACTCTTGTCGTCAAACGTTTCTGATAGGAATTTGTTGAACACCGGGATACGGATGTTCTTAAACTCCGGTACCAGCGGTACTTGCGAAAACGACATGACTTCTGGGTTGTGCGGGAGCATCTTACCGGATGACAGCTCATACAAACCCGCCGACGTGTTGATGAACCGGTCGTCTGGCTGGTCTGCCACCAACGTCAGCCCGCGTTCTCGCAGCACGTACGGCAGTGCTACATCACGGACGCTTTCGACCTTCGGATTTAGGTTCTCTGCGTCGGGGTCGTAGTCCAACAGCTTGTCGTGAACCAGCCAATCCGCATGTCGCCATGCGCCGTTGGTGAACTGCCAGATAGTTCGGGTGTTCGTGCATACCCGCAGTTGGAAATCATCGGCCAGCTTGTTGGCGATAGTCGCGGGGCGTGCCACTACTTAGCACCGCTCACCAGACGGGCGGTTAGGGCGGCGAGCTGTCGGCGGGCCTCGTCGCGTTCGTGGCGATACTTGGCTGCCTCTCGTCGCGCCTTACTGATTTGCCTCTGCCAGTAAACGGGTAGATCCTGAAATTGACTGTCTTCGTGCAT